CGGCATAGGCGGCATAGGCGGCGGCACGGGCGTCATCGGCGGCGGCATAGGCGGCATAGGCGGCGGCACGGGCGGCGGCATTTTTCCACTCAACGCTTCCAATATCGTTTCGTTTCCAGAGGGCTATAGAGCCATCAATCGCATTTTTGACATCTGGAAATTTACTATGGTCAAAAGTCGTCAACGCGCTTTCCAAAACCATAATCAAAAACGGTGCTTTAACTTTATCCAGATCAACGCCAACGGGAATTGCCTCCACAAAATCAACGTGCCACTGATTTCTTTCGGGGGTTGGTAAACCCTCGAAGATTGTGTCTCGCACTCTTGTCAGCCATTCAGGGATGCCGTGAACGGGTTCAGAAAGTTTGTGCAAATTCAGATTGAGGTGCTTGAAGGGCGCATAAGCGCAACCGACCGAGCATCCTTTAAAATCATCCCCTTCGCCTTGTTCATACGTTCCTGCCAAAAGCATATCCGCATCACGGTGGTGAATTGCTGCTTTTAAAGCCTGTTCTTTTGTTTCAATCGTGTTTGTAAAAGTAAGCATTTTAGTTCCTTTCGTTGGTTAAGTTTAAATTTTTAATTTCTGGATTGTTGCGAGGGTTTTATTAAGCCGCTCAAGTGTCATTGTGATTTTGTATATTTCGCTATCAATCCATTTATTTTTAGTTTTTGCTTTGGTTGCCAGATGAATGTAGTAGGAAAGGTCTAGCGTGGATTGCGTTAGATTATCCTCCGCCTCCAGCAAAGCCCTTGCCAAATCCTGCGCGGGTACAGCATCCGCCAGCTTTATAAAGTCCTCGATTTTATTGGTCATTTTGACTTCCTTTCAAACTTCTTCTTTTCTGAATTTAAAGATCGCTCCTTATTGTACGCTTCACCGACGGCGTTGGCAGATAATTTCTCATACTTAGAATCGCGGACGCACCATAAATTTATTTTACCATCTAACGTGGGGCAGGACTGACCGTGCGCGGCTTTGGCAAAGCCAGCCTTGCGGAGAGCGTTACTCATTGTCTTGTCGTAGGGACGCTTACCGTCTCCGGCGTATATGTCTACTAAGTCGCTGCATCTAAACAATCCAAAAGGTATTATCTTACCACCAACACGCAGACATGTGTCTGGGTCTTCACGTAACTTATAACACCACGTTTCGACTTCTGTTCTGTTTGCTTCGACCATTGTTTGCTTACTTGCGGTGTTTGGTGCGGGTGCTGTGGGGTCGAAGCCTGTTAAATCTAAATTCAAAAAATAATGGAACAGCGCGGCCGCAGCTTCTCCGGAACTTAGCCAAGAATCATACGCCTTAACTTTAGCAGCGTCGACTTCTATGAGCTTTGGACCTAAAACTTCATGCACAAAAAATCTGCGTTCGTCGTCTTCCATGTAGACAGCGTCGAGCTGATTTGATGTGAAGAAATAATTTATTACGTCTCTTATTGTATAGTCGGGTTGGTATTTTATGTTTATGTTTACGGTGTGTTGAGTTATTAGGTTACGTAATCGTCCAACCATTGTACGCTTATCGGAGCCTGTTACTTCGTTTGCTAGAATAAATTGCTTCTTGGCGGCAAAGACGTTACGCTCATCTTCGAGTTGCGTATCGGTTATCTCGCCACCATTCTCACCATATATGGACATCAGCGTTAAACCTACTAAGCTCTTACCTGTACCTTTTAGCTGTCCAAAAAGTATAGGACAACTAAACATCTTAACTCCCGGATTCTGTAACGGGTAAGCGCACCATTGCTCAAACCACTTTACATGCTCGGGCTGCGCGTTTTTGAATACTTGCTTTAAAAGCCAATGCCACAAAGATACATCACCTTTTTTAGGAACTGCACCCCAACCATTCCACATATTAAAATTCGTTCGTTCGGGGTCGAGCTTTATAAACTTCTCCAATCCTGGTTCGTACACAGGTTGCCACACAGCGCCACGTGACTCCCACTGCAACCATTTATCAAAGACAGAAACTTCTTTATATGTTATTACTTCCTCAGCGTCGGGGTTGTTTTTTAGCTCGGTCTTTGTGGGTTGACGTATTTGTTGCTCTAACATGCGACGATTGGCGTACATCATCTGTGCGTCGTTACGTGTCCATAGTTGCCCTGACTCATAATGTAGTACAGCCACAGGGTTGGTTACGACGGCTATTTCACTGTTTAACCGTAACATCTCTTTATTAAATGCAAAAGGAATATGATTATTCTCGTCAGTTATTAATTCCTTAAACGCTTTTGCTCCATACTCGACTATGTAATCGTCTATGCCGTGCTTCTTTCCATCCTCTTTGGGGATGTTTACTATTAACGGCGTTGCTCCGGCATGAAACAATTCCTCCGCGAATTTGAATTGCGCGTGTAAAACTTGTGGATTGGTTGCGCTATCGCTGTCGAATATTATAAAGACTGTTCTATTTTTGAAATTAATTTGGTCAAACACGGGTAAACGAAGTAAACCATTCTTTTTGCTTTTGAAGTTCCAAACCCCACCAAGTGCGATTGTAGGGATGCCATGTTTGACAGCGCATGCTGCTTTAAGCTCTCCCTCGGTAAAAACGAGGGGCAGTTCGGGGTTAGCAAATACACGCTCCCAGCTCTGCCCTTTAGGAAGTAACTTAGGTAAGTAGAGCGCGGGTAACAGAGCGGCAGGCTGATCGTAACGACGATCTTTTGTTTTTGTGGCACGTGCGACTCCTTTTCTTGTTGGAGCGAGGTAACGAATGCGATAAAATCCAGTCGCTTTTCCTTTTTGATCGTAATACGGTATTTCAAAAGCAGCGACTTTAAAAAAATGATTTTCTAAGCTGTTTGCGTTCTCAGTGACTGAGAAGCCTAGCTTCTTTGCATCTTCTAAGGTCAAGGCGGAAGATTTGAGCTTATTTATATAGGTTGTTTTAAGATCTGGTTTCATAGGTTCCCCGAATTAATGTGTGCTGAGCGACGGTAGCTGGTGGTGTGTAAGTACTTCACTATCTACGCGCTGAAATTCGGGTAACAGGTCACTCAGCACACGGCGAATAGTAAGCCTTAAATTTTTTAAAAAGTAAAGTTATTTTTATTTCTTAATTAAAACAATGGGTTAGATGTAAAAAGATCAGTTTTTGAGTAACCTAGGTAAACCTAGGTGGGAGTACTTAGGCGTTTTTTAAAAATCTAATTAAATCAGCTATTTAACCTAGGTAACCTACTTAACCTAGGTAAATTATATAAATATATAGTAATTTATTTTATATTTATATTTTTACGTTGTATATAACAATGGCAAAATTACCTAGGTTACCTAGGTTAGTAGGTTAAACTATTGAAAATAAACAATAAAATTTTTAGCCTACCTAGGTTTTACCTAGGTTTACCTAGGTTAAGTAGGTTAGTTTCACCCCTTTACCCTCCATTAGAAAGCACTTATAATGTTGTAAACACTGAACCAAAGGAGATTTTATGGGGGATCGTTGGTACGTTATACAAACAAAAACTGGGAAAGAAGGCTTATCGTTACAAGAATTGAGGAATCAGGGGTTTAACGTTTTCTGCCCATATTACGCAAAAGCAAACAAAAACATATTTCTTCCTATTAGAAAAGCTCCACTGTTTCCAAATTATCTATTCGTTCTTTTTGATAAAGAAGAAAATGATTACTGGAAATCTATAAAATATACGCGCGGTGTTTTAAAAATTGTTGCTTGCAGTGAAGATTTTGTTGTTCCCGTAAAAGTTGGTTGTGTTGAAGCGTTAATAGAATTGACAAACAACGATGGTTTGATTGAATTACCCTCCGCAATAGAGCGAATGCTTATGTTTACAGAGGGAAAATTGTTCAAAGTTAGTCAAGAAAATGGTCCAGATATTATCGGAAGTTATTGTAATCATACGGAAAATAGGGTAACACTACTTTTAACTTTACTTTCTAAGCCAATTAAAGTAAACTTCCCTATAGATAAGGTTACTCCCTACGTGGGAGATGACCAGCGGTAGCGTCTTTTTCCTCAACATATTCAAAGGTAACATGAGCACAGATTTCATTGTGACAGCGAAGAACATTGTTGATCGTTTCTCTCATAGAAACTTTGAGCAAGATGCTGGAAAATTTTCTGTAGATTTCAGACCTTGGAATGAGGATAATGAAGATATAACATCTGTTGTCTGGACAAGCGAATATGGACCTGTCAGTATAAGCTCGCCAATTTTATCTGCTGGTGTTGCATCTGCCATATTGACATTCAGCAATGCTGGTGTTTCTGTTGTGTCTTTAAAAGCATCCGGACCAACAATGACAAAGAAGATAATCATAAAGACGCGCACCGAAAGTCTGACAAACCTCACAGATGATTATGGGCTTAATGATGGCTAAGAAATCTGACAATCCTGTTCATACAAGAAAGAGACAGCTTCCAGAAAAAGCAAGGAAATATGTTTGGAAGCCAGGACAATCTGGCAACCCAAAAGGACGTCCGAAAGGTTCTCGTGTCGCATTCGCAGAAACTTTCATAAAAGATTTTATGGAAGATTGGAATCAATACGGAGCACAAGCCATCCAAAAAGTAAGAGAAGAAGACACAACAAACTACGTCAAAGTTGCAGCTTCTCTATTACCAAAAGATTTCAACATCAATCTAAGCAGCGAGGCAGAACTTGAAAAATTCCTCGAGCAGTTTACAGACAAAGAACTTGCCGACTTCGTTACCGGAGTCACCGCTCTTGGCGCGCGTAGCAAAGAAGCTACAGATAAAGCGCCAGTTAGAAGCAAGCCAAGTAGCGTTCACTAAGTTTTTCTTTCGCGCACGTGGCGAGAGAATGTTACCCGCTGAGCATCACGCACTCATCGAGGATTGTCTTTTAAAGCTAGAGCGCGGTGAGCTACGACACCCAAAAACCGGACAGCTTTGTAACAATTTACTGGTAACTATCTCGCCACGTTTCGGCAAGACACAGTTTATATCAATTGACTGGCCAGCGCGGTGTATTGCTAAGAACAAGAAAGCCAAGTTCATCCATCTAAGTTACTCGGATGATCTTGCACTTGACAACTCCGCAAAGTGTCGTGAGATTGTTGGCTCCGCAGAGTATAAGCAATTCTGGGATGTTAAGATAAAGAGTGACAGCGACAGTAAGAAGAAATGGTACACTGAAGAAGGTGGTGGAATGTATGCCACAGCGGCCGGAGGTGCCGTAACGGGATTCGGAGCAGGTTCATTAGCTGATATTGACGTTGAGGATGCTGAGCCTGATGAGATCGACGACTTCTTTGCTGGTGACACACCACCTGACGATGGATTGTTTTACGGCGCGATTATAATCGACGATCCTATAAAAGTTGATGACGCTGATAACGAGTTAGAACGTAATAAAGTAAACAAGCGTTTGAACACAACAATAAAGAACAGACGTAACAGCCGTAACACTCCGATCGTTATTGTCATGCAGCGTTTAAACGCAGACGACATGGCTGGTTTTGTTTTGGCTGGTGGTATGGGTGAAGACTTTTACCATCTTAACCTCCCAGCTATTGTTGATTACGGTAAAGAAACTGAACGTAGCCTCTGGCCTGAGAAGCACAGCCTTGAAGAATTACACGCTATGCGTACCGCTGACCATTCAACGTTCATGGCACAGTATATGCAAGACCCCACGCCCGAAGAAGGTAGTTTCTTTAAGAAGGAGTGGTTTGAGGGTAAGCGGTTTAGGTTAGGGCAAGAACCAACAAGATTGGTGAAGTACGGTGCGGGGGACTATGCGGTTACGCCTGATGGTGGCGACGCTACTGAGCAAGCAATAGCTGGTTTTGATGTTAAAGAAGACTTGTGGTTTTTAGACTGGGAAACTGGGCACGAAACACTTGATAAATCTATCGAAAAACAAATGCGATTGTTTGGTGACCACGAACCTATGCTCTGGGCTGCTGAAGCGGGTGTTATACGTAGAGCCATGGAGCCATTCGTTTTAAAAGAGCAGCAACGTAGACGCATGTTCTTTAAACTTGAATGGTTACCTGCGAACAAATCAAAGGCTGTCAATGCCCGAGCATTCCAAGCTCTTTGTTCACAAGGAAAGGTGCACATTCCGTACGGTGATTGGGGTGATGCTTTTATAGCGCAGCTGCTCAAGTTCACTGGAAAAGATGACAAAGAAGATGACAAAGTAGACGTAGCGGGTTTGTTTGGTAGATTACTTAATCAAACATTTGGACCCGCTCAGTACCACGAACAATTAGAACCTAAGAGGGAAAATGACTACGAACTCGAAGATGACGATGACCTCGACGGAGACTGGCACCTCGCCTAAAGAAGACGCTCCCGAAGAAGCTGTCATAGCAACATTGGATGATTTGAAATCCGTTGTTCTTGAGTTCCTCGAGACAACACAAGATGCGCGCGCACTTTCTGAGAAGTGCCGTGATTATAAAGATGGTAAGCAGTGGACCGAAGCGCAGATAAAAGAGTTGAAGCGTCGCAAGCAAGCACCAATCGTAAACAACCGCATAAAAGTAAAGCACCAAGGATTGCTTGGACTTATGTCGCTGCGTAAAGCTGACCCAAAAGCCTACCCACGTAACCAGAGCGACGCAGACAACGGAGCTGCCGACGCAGCTACGGATGGATTGCGCTACGTTGCTGAGCGGGGTAGGTTCAATGCTGCATCGACCAAAGCTGCTGACAACTTCTTTTGTGAGGGGTATTGCGGAATACATATCTGCGGAGAGATGAATCCTCGAAACGAAATCGACATCTGCATAGAAGCTATCGACTGGGACAGAATATTCTTTGACCCATATTCTACGAAGCCTGATTTCTCAGATGCGAGAGACAAAGGCTTTATGGTGTGGATGGATGAGGAAGACATTCTTGGCATCTACCCCAAAGCGGCTGAGAATGGTGCTTTGGATGGTAATGACCTTGAAACTGACAACACGTTTGAAGATAAGCCAACTTGGCATCGGAGAAGTGGTAAGCGGAAACGGTTCCTCGTAGCAACGCATTACTTCCGTAAGAATAAAGATTGGTTTTGGGCGGTTTATACAGGAGCAGGGTTTTTACAAAAGCCAGAACCGTCACCATATGTTGATGAATTTGGAGCAACGGAGTGTCCGATTGAACTTCAACACGCTTATATAGATCGCGAAGGTAATAGGTACGGTGAACTTGCAGCATTTTTGGATTTGCAAGATGAGATTAATCATCGTCGCTCCAAAGCACTGTTCTTAAACTCGCAACGCCAGACGTTTGGTAACACTGGCGCTGTGCGTGACATCAAAAAAGCTAAGCGCGAATTGGCCAAGCCTGATGGACACCTTGAAATTGGACAAGGTGAATTTAATAAAGACTTCGGTATTCTACCTACGGGAGATATGGCGCAATCACAGTTTGAATTGCTGCAAGAGGCAAAAGCTGAGATAGACGCACAAAGTTACAATGCTCAAAATGCCGGAGCACGTCAGCAAGGTGACATTAGCGGTGTGGCTATTAAACGTCTCACAGACAACGGCATTATCGAACTGAATACTTTGTTTGATGGGTTGTCCGACTTACAACTGCGCGTCCACAGGCAAGCGTGGCATCGTATTCGTCAGTATTGGGATGAAACAAAATGGGTGCGTGTTACGGATGATCAACGTGATCTTAGATGGGTAGGTTTCAATGTACCTATAACTATGAAAGAGTATCTAGAAGAAATCATGGACGATGATTCTAAACCTTTAGCTTTACGTCTTGGGGCTTCTGCTAAAATGATTATGTTAGAACAGTCCAGCCCACAAGAGTTAGAGCAAGTGATAGAGATTCAGAACAAACCTGCTGAATTGGACATGGACATTGTTCTAGATCAAACATTCGACTCAGTCAACGCAAGTCAAGAACAGCTTGATGCCATTATTGAGTTCGGAGCTGCGGGGCAGTTTGATATCATTGATCTGCTTGAAATATCGAACATATCAGGTAAAGACAAACTTATCGAGAAACTTGAGCGTCGTCGTAAAGAAGCGGCCGAAGCTGCTCAGTCTGGACCGCCTGACCCACAAGCGGAGTATCTATCTGCTAAGGCTCGGGAAGCCGACGCTACTGTCGAAGTTAAGAAGCAAGATGCTACGCAGACAGCTATCGAGAATACATTACTACAACAACAACCACAGATACCTTTCAAAGGTTCTGTTTCTGCATAGGAGTAACCAATGGCAAACGAAGTTATTATTGAAGAGTACCAAGCATTCGACGCAAAAATGCAAATACCTACAAAATGGCTCACCACCCAAGTAATTAACTCAGGTACAGTGTCCGCACAATTAAATGTAGCTACTTCATATATTCGTATACGTTCAAACGGCACGGCATTCTGGTACAAATTTGGAACGGATAACACCGTGACTGCGTCTGCGGCTAGCGGTAGTAGCAGAGTTGCTGCTGACGGGGTTAATGACCATGCTATTACCCCTAACACACCCACGTTTATTGGAACGCTATAATCTATGTCAAGCCTGTCATTAAATCTGGGTTTTGACGCTTCAAAGCCTAGGGGTTACAATCCCAAGTTGCTGGGATGGACTGCTGCCGCCGCCGCCGTAAAAGGCGGTTCTGCCGATGCTCGTATTCTATGTGTTGGTGACAGCACGACAATCGGGATTAACGCGACAGGAAACATAAACTGGCCCTGCGAATATGATTATGTGGCCGCAAATTTGGACGCTAAAGTAAACAGTCACAAAGACGCATTCTTTGGCTTTTCTACCGCAAGCGGTAACAGGGTAACAAAAGATACGCGGATTGTCGCAACGGGCGCAGCGATTGGTAGCATTGCGGGTCTTGGTGGATTTTCTTGTCAGTTTGCTACAGCGGGAAATAATATTGTTTTTACGCCTGCGGAAACAGTTGATACGTTTCGGGTATTTTGGTTTTATAACGGTTCGGTTGGCGTGTCCATTCAAGCAACAGGCGGCACGGCGTTTGCGCAAACTTTGACGTCGGGATCAGGAACACAATTTGGCACAAGTGGTCTTCGTTATGTTGATGTCACGGCGGCGGCACTGATTCCGGGGAACGCTGTTACGATTTCCAAAACAGGCGGCGCAGGAACATTTCATCTTGTCGGAATTGAAGCGCGTAATAGCACTGTCAAACAGTGTTTTGTTATTAACGCAGGGCATTGGGGATCAAAAACTTCGGATTGGGCGGCTACGAACGCATCACGGCTTCCACTCGATGTTATCAATCTATCCCCTTCTGGATATTTCAGCCTTGTTAATATCAAAGCTGGTATTAACGATGCTAACAGCGCAGTCGCCATTGCGACCTATAAGGCTAACTTACAGGCAATCATCACAGCAGCAAAAGGGCGTGGCGCAGACGTTGTTTTAGAGACAGGCAACCCGCTCGGCAACGGTACGGACATCACACCGTATATCACGGCGTTACAGGAATTGGCAGTCACAAACAACCTTTTCTTGGCAAACTCTTTTGCGAATCCCTTTGTAAGTTATACAAACGCTAACGCGAATGGATGGATGGCTGATACGCTCCACCCGAATACTTCGGGCTATTCACAACAAGCTACAGTTCTGAGCAATTTACTTATAGCTCAGGGCGGACTCTAATTCTCAGTCTTAAAGGCTGTGATTATCGGGCGTAATATCTTAGGACGCCGCTAAGAAAAATTGTGTATGTTACACAAGAGGCCACCGCTCAATCGGGTGAACGTAGGACGCCGCTAAAAATCGGGCGATAGGAGAACTTACTATGTCTGACGAAAACCACGACCCATTTGAAGAAGTAACTGAAGTACAAGAATCGCAGGAAGAAGCACAAGCTGATACTGAAAAAGAAGAAAGTGCTGAAGAAACTACTCAAGAAGATTCGGGCGAACAAGAAAATGCAGAGACGCCGTCTGCTACGGAAGAGGTTAAAGATAAGACAGAAAAGATGATTCCTGAGAGTCGTTTTAAAGCGGCAATCAAAGACGTGACTGCAGAAAGAGATGAGTTGCGAGCAAAACTAGCTTCTCAACAACCTATTCCGGATAAGGAAACTGATCCTGAAGGGTACGATCTTCATCTTCGAATAGAGACTTCAAAAGAAATAGCGCAAGAAATTTATCCAGACTACAGCGAAAAAATTGCTTATTATCAAGAGATGGCGAAAGAAAATCCATATCTTAATCAGCAAGTTGCGGCTGCTAAAAATCCTGCGAAGTTTGCTTATGATTTGGCTACAAAAGCGATGGAGATTGCTGAACTGGCTACGCTCAAAAATTCCGACGATTGGAAGGAGTTCCAAAAGTGGAAGAAAGAACAGCGTAATAGTTCAAAAGAGACAACTACTAAAGCTCAAGACACACTCAATCTTAAACCACAGTCTAAGGTTGTTCCCGTTAATTTAAATCGTGTAACTAATGTCGCCAAAGAGAAAATGTCTTCTGTCCAAGAAGATGATCTTTTTGCTGACTCTAAATTTTAACATTAACAATAGAAGGAAATAACTATGGCTATCTCGACTATTAGTCAGGCCAATAAGGTAACTGACTTTCAAAAGGCCGTCAATCGCATTTACGTGCGCGAAGGACGTTTTGGCCCTTACATCGGGGCTACTGAAAATGCAATTATCCAAACAAACAAGAATATTCGTAAAAAGAGTATTCCTCTTGTTGGAAAATTGAAATCGGGTGGTGTTCGTGGTTCCACAGCACTGGTCGGTAATGAAGAAGCACTTTCTAACTTCGAATTTAACTTTGAACCTACGCATCTTCGTAACGGTGTCTTGATTGACAACGAAGAACGCGAAAAGTCAGAGTTTGATTTGTACACGGAAGCAAGGCCAGCATTGACAAATTGGATCATGGAAACAAAACGTGATCAAATTATTCAAGCGTTGGGTGCTATCCAAGCAAACGGCACTTACTACAACTACGGTGGTAGCGAAGCGTCGGGTGCTAAAGGTTCTTCGGCAGCGTCGGGTGCTAATTTTGACACTTGGCAAGCGGCAAATACTGATCGCATTCTTTACGGAAACGCGCGCAGTAACTTGACGTCAGGCGACCATACTACGTCTCTCGGAACTATTGACACCACTAACGACAAGCTTACGACAGACAACATCTCATTGTTGAAACGTATGGCGGCAGACTGCGATCCTCTTATTCGTCCAGTTATGCTGAATGACGATGAACCTTGGTTTGTTTACTTTGTTGGTAAGTTTGGCTTCCGTGATCTTCGTAACAGCGCAACTATGATCGCTGCTATGAAAGACGCCATGCCTCGTACAAAAGACAACCCATTGTTTTCGGGTGGTGATCTTGTTTGGGACAGCGTTATCATTAAAGAAGTTGCTGATATGGATAAATTCATTGATGCAGGTTCAGGTGATGGTCTGTGGGACGGTGTCTGGGGTGCTAACGCAACGGCGGACAGCCTTAAAACTTCGGGCGCTTCTAGCTCTCGTGTTGGGGTTGGCTTCTTTTGTGGTGCTCAAGCCATTTGTTTTGGTCGTGGAAAAGATGCTTCGTTTAAACTTCGTAACGAAGATGACTACGAACATTTGAATGGTGTTGGTATTTCTGCGAAACACGACATCAAGAAAATTTTCTATAACAATAAACAGCATGGAATGATTACGCACTTCCATTCCGCTTCTGTTGACGCATAAGGAGAATGAACTATGACTGACGTTTCGTATACTACTAAAGCCACTGTTCGCAGAGCTGCATTTGATGCAGTTGTGGGAAAAGGTGATGCAGCAAACTTGAAAGTAGTTTCTGCAACACGTTCTTTGGCTTCTCCAGCACAGAACTCGACGCACAAATTTTTGCGCTTCGATTCTAATACGCGCTTACATGCTTTGTCGCGTATTTATTGGGGAGACTTTGCTTCGTCTGGTTCTCCTACAATCAGTGTTGGTCTTGCTTCGGTAAACAATAACTTCGGAGCTGCTGTTCCTGGTGCTTTGACCTCTGGTCTTGACGCTGCCACAGCAACTCCGGCCGGAGCTTCTCTGCTGTCGACAACTCCCGCAAACTCTGGAAAGATGTTGTGGGAATTGGCAGGTCTTTCTTCTGATCCAGGAGGTCAAATCGATATTTACGTATCTATTTTGGCTGCTGCTGGTAACCTTACAGCTGATATTACGATTGACGCTGTGGTTTCTATCGACTAGTAAAATAAGTATGTTCGAGTAGGAGCTTCACGGCTCCTACTCTTCTTTTCAAATCAACTAAGGAGAAAGAACTATGGACTTTTCATCTATGACTAAAAAAGTATTACAGAGTCTTGCTGATGAACTTCAAATTAACGTCGAATCAGAAAAAGAAACACCTACAAAAGACGAACTTGTTGTTGGGTTAGAAGACTATGAAAGAGAATTTCCTGATGAAGTCGCCGCTGCTTGGGACAATTTAAATCCTACCGACAACCAATCAGACGAAGACCTCGGCACAGCCGTAACTTATATTGGTCAGGGCGAAGATCCTCCAAGAGTTATCGATTTTATGGGTCAGCATCGTTTTATTCGTGGACAAGTTGCCTATGTTAAGAACGGAGCGTTGTTGGAGAAAATTCGCAACAACCCTTGTTTTGCTATGGGTGAAGTTGGAATGGAAACGCTCCACGAAAATGACACAAAAGCAAAAGAGCTTGCAGACGCACAACGTAAAGCAGATGCGATTGCAAATGCTCGCTTTACAAAACAATTTAAACGTCCAGAAAGAGACTAACTATGGGTACAGTCGCGGAACTCGTACAGCGTGTTGGTGAAGATCTTTCGCTTGTTCCTATTGGTCAAGCTGTGGAAGCACAGGATCTGACACGCATAACCGCGACGTACAACGAAGTATACGCGCGTTTGAAACATAAGGGATTGGCTGTTTGGGCGTTGTCTGGAGACATACCTACGCAGCTTTTTCCTTATGTTGCGCTTATGGTGGAAGAGAAGCTTGTAACGTCTTACAGTGTTCCTGATTTACGCGCGCAACGTATAAAGAATGACGCTGGTCCTGATGGAAATTTTGCCGAATTAAAAATATCTCAACTTGGTGTGACAGACTACGAATCTGTAACAGAGGAAGCAGATTACTGATGCTCGTTCAATTAAATGTAGCTGGTGGAGAGTATGAACACAAATCGCGACCGCTTTCAAAGCAGGTTACGCGAAATTTTTGGCCACAAGTTCAAGGAACGCAGAAAGCCAAAAGCCAATACATTCTACAGAGTTTTTACGGCTTAAAACTTTTTAAAGAGTTCACAGGTACTAAAGATAGAGGGATGTTAGAAAATCAGGGTATTCTTTACAGAGTTCTTGATAACACGCTTTACAGCGTATCATCTGATGGAACGCACACTTCTTTAGGTTTTATAAGCGGTTCCAACAGATGCATAATGGCTCCGCTCGATTCACAGATTATTATCGTTAACGGTAACGGTATTGAATACGTTTGGGATGGTTCTACGCTAACTCAAAACACATCTTCGAACATTGGATTACCCCGTGGCGTTGCTGTTTTGAACAACCAAGCTATCACTGACAATGGTTCAGGGCAATCATTCGATGTCTCTGATGCTGGCGCACCACTTACAATAAATGGTATAAATAATGCAAAGGCTGAAAGCTCATCCGATAATTTATTAATACCGTACGCATTTAGAGAAACACTTTATCTGTTCGGTGAAAAGACTATCGAGCTTTGGTACAACTCGGGGCAGGGTAACCCCCCTTTCGATAAAGTGCAAGGCGCGACCATTAACATGGGTCTTGAAGCTATTTATTCTGTAGCAGAAACTACTGACTTCATATTCTTTTTAGGTGTAGACTTACAAGTACACACGCTGACTAGCGGTACAACTGCGGTAGACACAATTGTCTCTACTCCAGCGATGGCTAGAGCGTTCAAACAATATTCTGTTACTAGCGACGCTATTGGTTGGACTATGCAATTAGAAGGTCAATGGTTTTACTGTCTGACTTTTCCTATTGAAGATATAACTTGGGTTTTACCTGTTGGCGGCGAATGGTTTGAATGGGG